TCCCCGGCCCCCATCCGAACGCGATTCCAGACAAGCTATGTTGCTGCTGGCGGATCGGCTCTGGCGTGGCCGGGGATAGTCTCACGGAGGCGCTGTGTCCCGCGCCCGCAAACACCACATCCTCGAAAGGGCTCAGCCCGTGTCCGAGTTCGAATCCGAGGTCAGGCAAGGGATGGACAACCTCGCCGAGGCCGCGCGGACATTGGCACGCGCATTCTGCTGCCTTGCGGTAAAGGTCGAAGCCCGAAATCCCGGTGAGCAGCGAGAGCTGGCAGCAATTCTGTGGAACGACGTGCTGAGCGACTTCCGCGATGTTCCGGCGACCCCAGAGATGCGGACCTGGCTTTCGGCCTTTCTGCACATCGATCCAAAGACATTCCCGAAAAGGCCCTACGGAAGATGACGCTGAAGCTGGTCCACGACGACAGCGTTGAGGTTCTTCCGGTTTACAACTTCCAAGACATCGCCGGGTGCGCCCGCCGCTTTGCTGATCAGCTTGAGGCTGGCGAACAGGGGGAGCCGGTCAGGATCGTATTGCTGATCGAAACATCCGACGGGGTGGCGCTGGCGCTCTGGGGCGAGAACGCCAACGGGTTTGAGCTGATCGGCCTGCTCGAAGCGGGCAAGCTGCGGGCATACGAAGCCAACATGGTGGGCGATGACGACGACTAGCCGCCCGTTCGACGCACTCGTGTTCGATCGAGCGATATTCGACTGCAACACGGCGAACATCAAGCGAACCCGTGGTGGATGGACCGGCAGGCCCAGGAGCCAGACCGAGATGGTCGCAACAGCAGCGGGTCGCGGTGCTCAGTGGAACGAAAACGCAAAGGGTCAAACGACCTGGTAGCCTGAAACAGCCCACCGCGATGCGGAGCTGAAAGAGAGGGCGTCAAGATGCCCGGTGAAGATACACCGAAGAAACACCCGAACCTCATGCCGCCTTGGCAGCCCGGCCAGTCCGGTAACCCAGCGGGCAGGCCAAAGGGTGCGCGGTCGAAGCTAAGCGAGGCATTTTTTGAGGCGTTGGCAGCGGACTTCGCCGAACATGGCGTACTGGCGCTCCAAACCATGCGTGCCGAGCGCCCACAGGAATACATCAAGGCGATCGTGGCGCTTCAGTCGAAGGAGCTTACCGGGGAGGACGGCGACCCTCTCAATATCGGGGTTGCTGTGTTCAAGGGTTTGAATGACCAGTGTTGAGCTCGTATCGCCATACGAGGTCCGCCAGCAGTTCAAACCACTCCACGCAAGAGAGACGCGATGGTTTATCGGCGTGGCGCACAGGCGGGCGGGAAAGACCGTCGCCGACATCAATGAATTGGTGATTGGCGCGCTCAAGTGCGGCAAGCCCAATCCGAGGTTCGCCTACGTCGCGCCGCAACTGAACCAGGCCAAGGACATCGCCTGGGTCTATCTCAAGGAATACACCGCCTTCCTCCAGCCGAGGATCAACGAGAGCGAGCTTTGGGTCGAGCTTCCGGGCGGCAAAAGGATCAGGATTTACGGGGCCGACAATCCTGACCGGCTGAGAGGCATCTACCTAGACGGGGTGGTGCTCGACGAGTTCGGCGACATGGACCCGACGATCTGGACGCAGGTCATTCGGCCGGCGCTCAGCGATCGCAAGGGCTGGGCCTGCTTCATCGGCACGCCCAAGGGCAAGAACACGTTCCACCGGCTCTGGGTGGAGGCCGAGGATGATCCCGATTGGACGCGCCTCATGCTCAAGGCGTCCGAGACCGGCCTGCTCGACGAAAAAGAGCTAGCCGACGCCCGCCGCATGATGAGCGAGGATGAATACGCCCAGGAATACGAATGCTCGTTCGAGGCTGCGGTCAAGGGAGCCTACTACGGCAAGGAGATGAACGATGCGGAGGATAGCGGCCGCATTGCTTCAGTGCCTTACGACCCACGGATACCGGTCCACACCGCATGGGACTTGGGCGTGGCGGATTCGACGGTCATTTGGTTCATCCAGGCGGTTGGCCGCGAAGTTCGGTTTATCGACTGCCTCAAGGGCGAGGGCGTCGGTCTCGACTGGTATGTTAAGCGCCTACATGAGCGCGACTATGTGTGGGGCAGCCACTATCTCCCGCACGATGTCGAGGTCCGGGAATTGGGAACCGGCAAATCCCGCAAGGAAGTTCTAGCCGGGCTTGGTGTAAGAGCAACGGTCTGCCCGAACATCCCCTTGGCCGATGGAATCCAAGCGGCGAGGATGCTCCTGCCAACAGCATGGTTCGACAAGGACAAGTGCAAGGCCGGCATAGAGGCCTTGCGGATGTATCGCCGCGAATATGACGAGAAGCGGCAGGAGTTCAAGCAGCACCCGCTGCACGATTGGACCAGCCATTACGCCGACGCGCTCAGGTATTTCGCTGTGGGTCACTCACAGCGGCCCGAGATGAAGCCGATCAAATACTCAAGCAAGGGGATCGTGTGATGCGCCTATTCAGACGCCGCCGTATCTCCAATTACCAGAGAATGTCGGGGGCAGAGCTGAATAATTACCTCCGCGAGCTCATGGCGCAACTCCGCGCGGACCCGCCGTTCATGTTCTGGCTTGGGGCGGACGGATGACCGACGCCGATCCTCAATTCCTTGCCTTCCTCCAAGCTGAAGAATCGCGCGCCTATGACGGCACGCTGCTGAGCGAGGTCGAAGCGGCGATCAATTCCTATAACGGCGCAAACTACGGCGACGAAGAGGATGGGCGCAGCCAGGTCGTTGCGAGGGACGTGGCCGAGACGACCGATTACATGCTGACCTCGGTGCTGGACGTGTTTGTGTCGTCCGGTCGCGTGGTAGAGTTCGAGCCGCAGAACGAAGGCGACGAGGATCTGTGCGACGACGCCACCGAGGCGATGCACTACATCTATCGCCGCAAGTCCGGCTATCGGCTGATCCACGATTGGGCGAAGGCGGGCCTTCTCGAAAAGATCGGCGTGGTCAAATGCTGCGTCGAGCGCAAGCGGCAGCGGGTCGAGGGCCTGTATCACCCGGCCGAGTTCCCCGAGAACGCAATCCAGGCGCAGGAGACGGACCAACTCCACTCGGTTGACGGCTCGCCCATGATCCACGCGGTGACGCTGGAAGAGACTGCGGCGGCGTTCCCCGATTACCATGTGCCGCTGGAAGAGTTCAGGATCGCGCCCGACGCGACGGATTTGGACTCGGCGGTTTACCTCGCCCACGTCACGCAAAAGAGCCTGTCCGAGCTCACCGAAATGGGCTTCGACATCACAGGCATCGATCTGTCGCAGGGCGAGAATGCGGCAATGGCCGTGGTCACGACGGCGCGGGACGATGGGCGCTCGACATGGTTGGGTGTTGACGATCGCTTGGGCGCCAACCGCAAGGTTTGGCTCAGCGAGGAATATGTTCTTTACGACCTGAACGGGGACGGCATTGCCGAGCGGCTGTGCGTCCACCGGGTTGGGACGGAAATCCTCGGGCTACAGGAAACCGATTACCAGCCGTTCGAATATTGGTGCCCCTACCCGATGCAGGGCCGGCTGATCGGCCAGTCATTGGCCGACAAGACGATGGACATTCAGCGCGTCAACACGGTCGTTGAACGGCTGATGCTCGACAGCGGGTATCAGCAGATTTCGCCCGGCACGTTCATCGATGAGAGTTTCATCGGCGACCACACTCTCGACGATTTGCTGACCGTGAGACCGGGGCGCATCGTCAGGACTATCGGCGGCTATCCGGTTCCTGAGCAGCGTGTGGACATCACGGGTTCGGCTTTGCAAATTCTCGCGTTCAAGCAACAGCAGCGTGAGAGCCGCACCGGCATTACCCGCCTAAACAAGGGCGTTGACGAGGACACGCTGAACGAAACAGCCAGGGGGCAGGCAATGCTCATGGCGCGCGGGCAGCAGATGGAGCGCTACATCATCCGCAACTTCGCTGAAGGCGTTGCGCGGCTGTTCATGAAGAAGGTCGGGCTGATGCGCCGCTACGGCCAGCCCATGCAGATCAGGGTCGATGGGGAGTATCGCCAGGTCGATCCCTCGCAATGGCCGGAGAGCATGGAGGTGCAGGTCGTCGTCGGCCTTGGCTCCGGCTCGAAGCAGGACCGCATCATGTACCGTCAGGCGGTCGCGCAGGCGCAGGCAATGGCGATGCAGTCGCAGGCCCCGCTCTGCACTTGGGAGAATGTGTTCAACAACCTATCGGCGCTGGCGCGGGACATGAACCTGCCGCCGAACGATTTGTGGACGCACCCGCAGGACAATCCGCAACAGCCGCAGCCCGATCCGAAGATGATGGAGCTGCAACAGCAATTGATGCTGAAACAGCAGGAATTGGCGCAGCAACAGCAGCATAACCAAGACCAGCTCCGGCTAATGGCGAGCAAGCAGATGTCGGACGCCTCGATACAGGCGGCCAAGGACCACATGGAGGCCGCGCTGGAGCTTCAGCGTCAGGCGATTGAGAAGTGGCTTGCCGAGCAACAGATGAAGCTGGACGCGGCCAAGCACGCGGCGACGCTCGATAACCAATCGAAGATCGCCAAGATGCGGCCCGGCGGGAAGCTCGACAAATGACCGAGCGGGACCGCATCGCCAGAGCGCAGCGCGCACAGACGGCGCTCGACGACTTTCTCGCCCCGATGTTCGCCGAATTGCGCTCCGAATACGCCGCCCGCCTCGCCGAGATCGCCCGCACCGAATTGAACCGCGAGCGCAGGGCTGACGGCGTTGCGATGCTGTCCGTGGCCTTAAGGGTAGTGGACACGCTTGAAGCGGGAATGAGCGAGATCATCCGCGACGGTGAGCTTGCCAAGCAATCGCAGGCGCGCACCGAGAGAATTGAGCAGATGTCCGACGCGCAGCAACGGCTGCTGAAGATCGGCGCTTACTGAGGGGGTTCGGGAAGCGGCATCCAGTGCGTTGGATAGGCCGTGCCGTCGCATGAGAATTCGCCGCTTTCACTTGCGGCCGCATAAAAAGACCATCGCGCCGCAACGCGATCGTTGCCGCTGTCCCATCGTCCAACTCTGATTGAGGGACGCGTTTTCTCATACGGCGGCGGCGCCAAGTCGTTCCAAAGTTCGACCGAAACCGGCCAAAGCAGAATCTCGGTTCCATCGCGCGGGGCGGTTTCGATGGGCTGCCACATGTGACGGCAGCTACCACATTTCAGAGATTCCCACAAGGGAAGCGACAGCCGGAAAGACGGCCAACGACACGAGCGGGGAACCAACCCCGCCAACTTAAGGACAATCAATGACGACCCAGCCTGAAACGGCAGTCGGCAGCGATGACCAGCATGTGGTTGCCGCCGAACTGACGCCCGAAGAACGCCTCAACGCAGCCTTCGACGATCCGGCCAACCAGAAGCAAGACGAAGAAGAGGAAGACCCAGACGCGCAGGCGGAAGCCGGCGATGAGCTGGAGGACGATC